TCACATGATACAATGCGCAGAGATACAATCGTCCACCATAACGAATCAAATCACCTTTGATGTATGCAGTGCTGGGAGTCCAATCACCGCGCCAGTTTTCACCTTCTGCAAACACAGTCCATTTGGCTTCATCGCCAGATAATGCATCTTCTGCATCTGCATTTGAAGTGTGTGGTTCCAAACAGATCCATAATGTGGAACCTAGTTTGGCTATGTCATTGATCTTGTAGAAAGTGCTGGGAGTCCAATCACCAGTCCAGCTTTGCCCATCCAACATCTGACTCCATTTGGGAGAGGCATTGTCAAAATCTGTGTAAAAATTTGCATTGGCAGTGTGAGCTATCAAGCACACATACACTTTGGCTCCGAAACGCACCACATCATCTTTGATGTACACTGTGGTGGCAGACCAAGAGTCTCTCCATCTAAAACGTATGCGTTCAATTTTAAATTCTGGCATGTTATATTCCTACGGGGTAAGTGTATGGTTCATTCACTCTGAGAACCAACTGTCCTTCAGAATCAATGTAATACAAAATATTTCTGCTGTCCCAACGAAATTGTTCATAGTTTAAATTATCATAAATTTTAGTGTGCTCCACATCTCTACCTTCAAAAAAATCCACTCCTCTGGTAAAGCTGGGTAGATTTTCAGTGGGATCGCCTGGCAGATTGATCTGCAGTGCATCTGTGCTGTTGGTACTCATGAGATCCACCTTGCCCAGATACAATTCACCTGCATCAGTTCTACGCAGGCCATAGAAATATCTGCTGGATCCCAGTGTTTCTTCTATCTGATCAATGTATTGTTCGTTGTTCATATTTTTAAGTTACAATGTTGATGGTATTGCCCATCACACTATGGTTAGTGCATTGATAGTACAGTGTGCTGGGAGCATCCATGGGCACTGTGAAAGTTACAGTGGCAGTGCCAGCACCAGATATTCCATTGGTGTATGCAGCACCTCCATTGCTCACTCTAATTTCCAAAGGATGATTGGCATGCACAGTGTTGCTGAAAATGTATGTGGTTCCTCTGTGCAGATACAGAGTGGGATCATTGGTGGCTGCATAAAAACCTGGACCAGTCAACACGTAATCTGAAGTGCCACTGTTGGCTAAACTCCATCTGATTATGGGACCATTCTGTTTGACCCAGTTGGTGCCATTGTAGTACAGCATGTCTCCCACTGTGGGTGCAGATATTACCACATCTGTGAGATCATCCAATGTGGCAGGAATACTCACGCTGGTAAATTCCAGTGCAGTGGCTCCTGCGTTCACTTTGACAAATCTGCCACCTGCTGATGTGTAGTTGGCCGGAGTGTCTGTCAACGCTACGAAAGTGGTTGGTATGGTGGGCTGGTTGGTCAAATTCTGATAATTCAAGAAATATGTGCTGTCAAAACCATCCAATGTGTCAGCATTGGTGCCACCACCACCTGATGTGGAGTCTGCTGCTGGTACCCAATTGGTTCCATTCCATTTTAAAACCTGTCCCACTGAAGGCACTGTTGTGGCTGTGTCCACATCTGACAGTGAATTGATTGATATGGCACTGACATCAGAACTTTGAATGCCTGCCACAAATTCTAATCCAGTTGCTCCACTGTTGACTTTGACAAATCTACTGCCTGCTGATGTGTAGTTGGCTGGAGTATCTGTGAGAGCTAAAAAAGTAGTGGCTGCTGTGCCTCCGCCTCCTCCGCTGACTGTGCCAGGAATCCAATTGGAAGTGGCTGCGTTCCATAATAGAGCTTGTCCATCTGTAGGCACTGCTGTGGTGTTCACATCACTCAGAGAGTTGATGCTGGAAGCAGTGGTTAATAATTCTGTCCATGTGCCATCCACAGCCACATAAGCCTTGTCAGTGTCACTGGTGAAACCAAACATGCCACTGTAGGTGGTAGCATTGGGCAAACCTGCCAAATTGTTGTATTTGAAAGTGATTTTATTTTCGCCTGTGGCAGTGATTAGATTGTTGTTGATCACTGTTAGACTGATTCCGTTGCCCAAGGCTGAGTAAATTTCGTCAAAATTTGAATTGATTTTGATAGCTCCGGCTCTAAGATTATCTCCCTGACCATCATTGGGTATTACGCCATCATTGATTATCTGTTTTACCATGTGTGTCCTTGATTGTGTTTGTTAATATTTACCATAATACAAATATACCTTTTAAGTTCTGTCCCATGTGGATTCATTGTTGTCAAAAGTGATTGAATCTTGATCCCATTTGATAGAAGCTCCTGTGAACAGAGGTATTTCGCTCACATTGGGATAAGTGTAAGCGCTGGCTGCTGCTCCTGGATTTTCCATATCAATAGGATGATTGATTCGCACCACCAATTCACCTTCGGCATTGATATAGTAATACAAGTTGACATCATCCCATCTGTACTGCTCATATTTTAAATTGGTATAAATTTTATCGTGATTCACATCTCTACCATCAAAAAAATCTTGTCCTTCAGCCCATTCCTCATAGTTGGCAGATGCCAATCCTGGATTGTTGATGGTCACACTGTCACCTGGTATTGTTTGATCCACTTTGGCCAGATACAATTCACCTGCATCAGTTCTGCGCAGGCCATAGAAATATCTATCCTTGTGAGTTTTAATGGTGTTGGCAACTGTTTGACCGATGTATTGCATATTATGTTATCTCCACATAGCTCATTACCACATCCACTGCTGCTGAGGTGTTGCTCTCCACAAACAGATCATATTCAGCTGGTATGATTAATTTTTCTCCGCTCACCACCACTCTCAATGACGATGCTGGTGATATCTGTGCGTTTTTTATGTAAAATGCTTGAGCACTGGTGTCATCCTGCACAAACACACTGGCAGTGATTATGCCTGCAGTGATATTGGCCAAACTGAGCCCAATCACAGTGGTTTCCACTCCCACAGGACCTTCATATATCTTCACAGGACTGGTGCCTACTGCACTGATAATCTTGTTTTTGAACGCTGTTGCCATGTGATTTGTGTCCTATTTCTGTGTGTATTTAACCGTTTGTGTCATATGTTTTATCCTAAAGTAAGTGCATATTCTACTGCAAATTGCTCTGCCTGTGTGAGTGTTACAGCACCGCCTGATCCTGCCACAGACACCCAGTTTGCACCGTCATAAATTTCCACATACAAATCATCTTGATTGTATCTCATCAATCCTATCACAGGAGCAGTGGGTTTCTGTGCAGACAATCCATAAGGTATACGCACTCCGCCTGCCTGACTCAAATCCACATAACCATTGCCGGTGGTTTCAAATATGATGGGCGCATCAGTCACATAGTTGGTAATGGTGTTGGTTTGAAAATTTAAATTTTCAATTCTAATGATGCCTGTGCCGTTGGCATTCAATATCAAATCTTGATTAGTACCTGTGGTGGTCAATGTGTTGCCTGATATGGTGATGCTGTCCACTTGTAATGTGTTCACATCAAATCTGGTGCTGTTGACATCTGCCACCAAAGCACTGTTGCTGTAAAATCTTATGGTATTGTCATTGGCTCCAGGAGTTAATTCTGGAGTGATATAAGTGTTGCGATCCAAGTCATACACACCTTGCAGCACAGTCCAACTGCCATCATAACCTTCAAATAGATTTGAATCAGTGTTGTATCTGATCATGCCCGCAGTGGGTGTGATAGGTCTGGCAGCATCACCACCAGCTGGCAATCTCACACTGCCTGTGCCTGTGAACACAGTAACACCTGTGGCTGGAGTAAAGGTCATATCACCAGTGGTGTTGGTGATGGTGTTGTCGTTGATTCTAAAATTTTCTATCTCTACACTGCCTGTGCCAGCACCACTCAATTGTAGATTTGAATTGGTGGTCTGTGTGGTAATTAAATTATTTTCAATTCTGATGTTGCCATCCACATTGATAGTGGAACTGTACACAGTGTTCCAATTTTTAGCTGCACTGCCTAGATTGTATGTGTTAGTGGTTTGTGGAATGATGTCGCTGGTAATAGCTGCCACAATGCTCAAAGTGTCAGTGGTTTGATCACCAATGGTAATATTTCCACCAATGCTGACATCTCCTGTGACATCCAAGTCGCCTGTGATGCTCACATTGTCCAATAGATTGATCTGTCCATTGTCTGCATCCAAATTCAATGCTCCTGTGGTACTTTCAATGGTGTTGCCGCTTAATTTCACATTGTCTTGTTGAATATAAGATCCATCAATGATAGTGGTATGTCCACCAGAAGTGAAAGTTAATGTGCTGCTGGAAGCAATGTTGGTGAAAGCAGAAGTGAACGTTACTGTACCGTCTGCTTGATTCACATAGAATAAATCTCCCACTCGGAAATCACCTTTGTGATCCACTGAACTGTAATATATTCTTGCGTTGGATAATTCTATCACTTCGTTGACCTGTATGGCCGTGGATGGATCATTGTCCACTTCTTTGCCTGAACCAATGTAGGCAAAATTGTGTCCAATCAAATACATCAATACTCCTGCTCCAGAACCGTATGCTCCGTAATTGCCATAGATAGAAGCAGATGCTATGCTTCTCACTTCTGCGCCAAAGTCTGTGTAGTCCACATTAACAAAACTGGTGGCAGTGGCTCCTCCAGAGAAACTGATATATTGAGCACCGTCGGTGGTGTCTTCAAATGTGGTTGATCCATTAATGCCATCAAAGTTTAACAACAACACAGTGTTGGGAGTAGCAGTCAACTGAGTGGTGGGAGCCACAAACGCACCAGTGTATATGGCAGCCCCTTTGATAATTCTTACATCATCAACATAGCCATTAAAAAATTCAATAGCTCCTGTGTATCTTGCTCCTATGGTTAACGGACTTTGAATATAGTCTGTATTGTCGGTCCAAGTAGAACCTATTTGAGAACCATTTACAAACATTTTAGTGCTGGTGCCTGATCTAGATACAGCAACATGATGCCAACTACCAGGAGTTATTCCACCAGCTCCAGATATTCTTGTGGCACCATTAACATAATAAGCAAGAGTCCCTCCAGATGTTATAAAAAGCCAAGGAGCATTTTGTGTGGCAACAGATCTAAAATCAAATAAACTTACCTGAACAGATCCCACACTTCTATAAAACCAACCTTCAAAAGTAAAATTACCAGTACCAAAAGTAAAATCAGCATTAGATGATGATGTAACATAATCTCCGGTACCATCTAAAGCAAGACTGGCTGTGCCATATTTTTTTGTGGTGGCATTCAATTGTGCGTCACCGTTGGCTGTGACAGTTTTACCTATACGGTCTGTGGCATTTTCAAATCCTACAACTTTGCCTGTGAGATAAATTTTTGTTCCATCCACTGTGGCAATGGTGCCTGTGCCTAAAACTGTAACATTGTCCACATCTTTGTAAGTGATGGTTTGACCAGCAATCACTGCAGGTCCTGATAAGCCATCCACTTTCAGCAGTGTTTTTCCAGTGCCTTTCAAACCAGACACACCGTCCACTGCATACAAACTTCTATTGGCAAAATATGTGAATGAATTCAACCATTCCACTCTCACTCCATTGGTCATGGTGATGGCATCCACACCTGGAGTTATGAATGTGCAATTTTGAAACAAACAACTGGCTTCGTTGCTGCCTGCTGTGGCCAAACTGCCATCCAAATAAGCACCTTTGCCCGCATCACCAGTGTTGAATCCTCTGGGATCTGCGCCAGATGTCACAGAACCTGTGGTGATCACACTCACGTTTCTAATATAGGGTGAACGTGTGGTAACTGTGAATGAT